AGCAAAACCAAGATCCCGCAAACCGATCCAGGTCAAAACCAGATCGTTGCGGCTGTTGCGTCGGCATGTAAAGAGGCTGTGAATAATGGCCTGATTGCACCCGGTCAGTGGAATGCGGACGGATTCGGCCAGCTGTCAAACGGTGATTTCCTGCCTGACGGCTACTACATTTACACCCCGCCGATGGCATTGCAGGCGCAGGCAACACGCGAGCAGCGTATCGCCCCGCCGATTCAGGTAGCTATCAAGCTGGCCGGCGCGATCCAGGAAGTGGATATCATTGTTGACGTTAATCGCTAAGGGGTTAAGACATGGGCACATATAGTTTTCAAGATGTAAACGGCGCGATTACAGGCGCTGGTGGTTCTATCAACCTTGGCAATGGCGCTGGCAATTCTGAAGAAGGCATCATGATCGAGCCTTTGGAAGATAAAAACATCATGACCATCGGCGCTGATGGGCAGGGTATGCATTCATTGGTAGCTGGTAATGCTGCTACCGTGACCGTGACATTGCTCAAGACATCGCCCGTCAATGCACAGCTGATGGCAATGTATAATTACCAGAAATCCTCTGCTGTATTGTGGGGAAAAAATACGATTGTTGTGTCAGATTTCGGGCGCGGCGATCTGGAAACCTTGCAAGAGGTTGCATTCAAAAGCGTACCAGCAAACGCATACGCAAAAGAAGGCGGCACAAATGCATGGGTATTTGATGCAATTCAACGGTCTACCGTTTTGGGCGTAGGCACACCGGAGCTATAACATGGATTTTTCGATAGATGGTATCGAATACAAAGCAGTAAAGGTTGACGCAGTAAAGCAGTTTCATTTAGCGCGGCGATTGTCTCCATTTTTGGAGGCGATTGTCCCTGTGATTGCAAAGGTTAAAGGCGGCATCCTGGCCGCCGATAATCCTGAAGCGTCATTCGATGCGTTGCTGGAAGGCTATGCGCCATTTGCAAAAATGATGGCAGATATGCCGGATGAACAGGCTGATTATATCCTGTTTGGCTTGCTGGCATGTGTGAAAAGAAAGCAGGCGCAGGGCTTAGGCTGGGCGAATATATCGAATGGCAGCGCACTGATGTTTCAGGATATCAACATGGTGCAGATGCTTCAGTGTGCATACCATGCATTAATGGAGAACCTAGCGGATTTTTTTCCACAAGGCGTTGCGACTTTGAGCGCCATAGGGCAGAAACAAAGCGCCCAGTAACTTGGGCGACAATGCCAGATGGTGACGATTGGTTGTGGCGGCCAGTGGGGGAGCTGTGTAAGTATGAGAGTGTTATTGATGGCACGTTGACGCTGGCAGATATTGCAGTGATGAATAACATTCTGGACGTTCGGCAAGAAAACGAGCGCAGATATTTAGAGGCGAACAAGTGAGCGCAACAGTAATAAAAGAGTTTCTTGTAGCGCTTAACTTCGATGTGAATAAGTCAGGCGCGTCGACGTTTGCAAGCAGTATTGCTGATGCATCGGTGAAGGCTGCCACGCTTGGCGCTGCTGTGCTTGGTGCTGCTGCTGCGGTGACAAAGTTTGTCACATCGGTCGCGTCCGAGCTGGATGTTGTTGGCGATCTGGCAGAGCGCACCGAAACTGCCGCCAGTGAAATAGATAAAATGGGCTACATTGCTGAATTGACGGATTCCAGTGTCAATGCGGTAAATTCATCGCTTGAAGCTCTGAATAAAAATGCTGGTGATACAGCTAACGGTATCGGACGGGCGGCAAAAACCTTTGATTTGATTGGCGTAAAAGTCGAGGACTCAAACGGCAAGCTGAAAAATTCTGCTGACTTAATGAAAGAGGTCGGTGTAGCAATTAAGGATATGGATAAAGGCCAGCAAATGGCCGTACTTGAGCGCCTTGGCATTGACCGCACCATGTTAAAAATGCTCACCACGGACGTTTCAGCACTGTCTGGTGAGTACGATAAAATGATGGAGGCGGCTGGATTCTCGTTTGATGAAGCCGTGAAAAATGCGGGTGAGCTGGAAGATGCGCAGATTAAATTGAAGCTGGGCATGACCAAGCTCAAACAAGCCGTGGCCGCGTCGTTTTTTAAACCGCTGGCAAAGTCATTCGCGCAATTTAATGATCTGCTGATCCGGTCAATGCCTGCGATTATCAAGACGATCACGCCCATCATCGCTATCGTTATGAAAGTGGCAGACGTTTTTATATTCCTCGGGTCGGTTGTATTGCGCGGGATTGGCGTAATTGTTGACGGTCTGACAAAGCTGAATGATATAACGAACGGCTGGGCGGGTTATATTCTGGCCGCTGCTGCCGCGTGGACTGTGCTTAATGGTACGTTTTTATTATCACCGATTGGGCTGATTCTTGCGCTGGCCGCTGCGATTGCATTGCTGGTTGATGATTTCCTGACATGGCAGGAGGGCGGCGAATCGCTTATTCCATGGGAAAACTGGATTAAAGAAATCAACATGGTCAAGGATGCGATTGCTGCATTCGGTAATTGGCTGCAACCGTATGCCGATATGATTTTTGGATTGTTCGATAAATTGCAAAACCTTGGCAGCTTTATCGGGCAGAATATCCCGGTAATGACTCCATCGCCAGCACAGGGCGCGGCAATGTCTGGCAGTGGCGCAAACGTCAATCAGCAAACTGTGATCAATGTCAATGGTGGCGACCCGGTAGCAACAGGGCGGGCAGTGTCCGGCGAACAGTCGCGCGTCAATGGTGACATGGCTCGCAACATGAAAGGCGCTATTAAATGAGCGGGTTCATGGATGCGCTGGGGTTTCCTGTTGCGTTTAAGCCTAAGCGCAAAATAGGCAGCTTCGAGGCCACGGTCACGATTGAGGAAGGTGCACAGGATGATCTGGAAATCACACAGCACCCGGTACAGGACGGCGCGGTTATCACGGATCATGCATACAAAAAACCAGTGACGTTATCTGTCAGGGCGATGTATTCGCCTATGGTTATCGGTGTGCCCATTGATGAAATGTACCGCCGGTTGTTGTTGCTACAGTCGAACCGCATCCCGATGGATGTGGTGACAGCCAAGCGCGTGTATAAAAACATGCTGATAAAATCGCTGTCAGAAACCACAAACAAAGAAACCAGCCAGGTTCTGGATGTTACCTTTTCACTGCAAGAGGTCATATTGACCAGCGTGGTTGTGGTAACAGTACCGGCGACATCAATCAACCGGGCGAACCAGCGAGAGCCTGGGCGTACTGGGGCAAACCAGAACGGCGGCATCAAGAAAGCTGGGGATATTCCAGCGGCTGACCAACCTAAACGGCAATCTGTATTGCGGGGGCTGGCCGGATGACTGATACCGTTTACACAATGCCGCTTACCAATGTGCCGCAGCGTTTCAATATGGATATTGTCGGCGTAACGTATACCATTCTATGCCGGTGGAATGAGTCCATTGGGTGGAGTCTGGATATATCGAATGCGACTGATGATTCGCCATTGATAGCCTGCCTGCCGCTAACCGTTGGCGTTGATTTGCTGGGGCAGTACGCCTACCTTGGAATAAATGCAGGGCTGTACGTATACACAGACGGCGATCAATTCCAGCCACCCACTCTGGAAAACTTGGGCGCTAATTCAAACCTGTATTTGCTGGTGAGCGAATGACCGGCGAATTGCAATATATCAGAAAGTGCGATTTGATCGTATCGAATGAGACTGGCGACGCATTGAATCTGGCCGGTCTCACGATCAATTTCGCCATCAAGAAAACAGACGGGCAGACACCGAACACAGCAGCCATCCGCGTTTATAACCTTAACGAGGATACGCAATCGCGCATCAAAAAGGAGTTTACCCGCGTGACATTGCAGGCCGGTTATGAGTCGAATTATGGCGTGATTTTTGACGGCAACGTGAAACAATATACCGATGGTCGAGAGAATGTGGTCGATCATTTCCTTGATATACAAGCCGCTGATGGGGATGAATCGTACAATTTCGCCGTGGTGAATGCGACGCTCGCGGCTGGTGCAAAACAGCGTGACCAGATAGCAGCAGCAGCCAAAACCATGCAGCAGCTGGGCGGCACTGATCTGGGCTACGTGGGCGATGAAACCGACGGGGAAGCCTTGCCCCGTGGCAAGGTGATGTATGGTATGGCGCGTGATTATATCCGCAATTCAGCACAATCGTCTGCCAGTTCGTGGTCTATCCAGAATGGCAAAATCCAGGTTGTGCCGCTGACCGGCATATTGCCCGGCCAGGCTGTGGTATTGAATAGCCAGTCTGGTCTGGTCAATGCGCCCGAGCAGACCAATGACGGCATAAAGTTCCGCTGCCTGCTGAATCCACAGCTGGTAATTGGCGGCATGGTGCAGATCAATGAGCGGGATATTATCCAAGCAAAACTGGACGATAATCCATCGCAGGACGGGCAGAAAAAAGAGCCTGCCCAGATACAGCATGACGGTTTTTACCGATTGATTACTGCTACAATAGCGGGCAACACGCGGGGCAATGATTGGTACATTGATGGCGTTTGCCTGTCGATTGACCAGACCGCACCGGTTGGCAAGAAAGTGCAGGGGCAATAGTGGACAGACGCGAACAATATGACGACCCCGAGGAATCGCTACGCATGGCGATGGAGGGGGCGTTGGCTCAGGTCTGGACGGCACTGCCTGCTGTTGTGACTGCTGTCAATATGACCGCTCAAACGGTTAGCTGTCAGCCGATGATCAAGGGCACGCAAACCGCCAAGGATGGCACACAGTCACAGGTATCATTGCCGTTGCTGGTGGACGTGCCGATATGCTGGCCGAAAGCCGCTGGTTTTGCTGTGACTCTGCCAGTCGAAGCCGGTGATGAAGTGCTGGTAGTATTCGCATCACGTTGCATCGATGCGTGGTGGCAGTCAGGCAGCGAAGGGAAAGCGGTCGAGGACAGGATGCACGATCTGTCTGATGGCTTTGCAATATTCGCGCCAACATCGCAGGCTAAAAAACTGGCAAACGTGCAGACGGATGGAATCGAGATCCGCAACGAGGCACGCACGACGTATTTCAAAGTGACAGAAACGGATATCTATGCCAAGTGCGGCACGATGTATCTGGATGGAATATTGAACCATACCGGAAACACGACGCACGTAGGCGATACCACACAGACAGGCAGCCAGACTAGCAGCGGTACTATTACCGGCACGACTGATGTCAAAGGCGGCGCGTCAAATATATCGCTCAAAAACCACGGGCATTTTGCGCTTGATAATGTGACACCACTGACAGGGAAGCCGATGCCATGAGGGTGCGCCAACTGGACAGCAATGGCGATATGATTTTCGGCCACCAGCAATACGACTTTTATCGCGATGTGCCAGAAGCCCCTGCGCAATGTGTACAGACGCGCCTGATGTTCTGGCAGGGTGAATGGTATCTCGATTTGTCAGATGACACACCGTATCAGGTGGGGA